TCATGTACTTCTGACCAATGCAAATCACATTTAATTGTATTAAAGTATGCTGGTTCATTTGGTAAAGTACAATCAATAATTGTTGCATCTTTATATTCTTCTTTGAGCATATTAATAACTTGCTGTGCTAAGAATGGTTGATAATTTCTGTTTGGGTTAATGTTATTATATTGACCATTATAAGTTAATGGAGATTGACCACCAGAAAATTGAACAAGAATATATTTTTCAATATTATTTTTGTCTAACCACTTCTTAACATTTTCTTGTAAATGACCTGTGTAAAGTTTTGGTTTCATATTTACATCAAACTCTACATCATGCAAATTACAATAGCTTTCTATTATATGTTGCTTACCAAACTGAAAATTAGATTTGTAAGGTTCACTATAATATATGTTATCAGATGCCATAATTCTTGGGTCTTGTATTGGCAAAGATTGTTCAAGAACTAATTTAACATCTGGGTTATTTGCAAAGCATTGAATATAAGGTGTATATATTTGTACTTCGGATTTTTGTTTTAGCTTTGGGATTAAAGAGGTAAAAGCTGTGCATTTTCCTATGCCACCCTCTACTACGTAAGTATTCAATTTGTCTCCTTTTATATATTAAATGCCCTACTATCTAATTATATACTTATATGCAAAAATGTCAACGTTTATTATCTAGCACAATCTGGTATTCATAATTAAGGTTTAACAGGGAATGTAACAGCATTAACATCTTCAACAGTCGTTAAACCGTTTGTAATATCTCTTAATGCTTGTCTATAAGTTTCCCAAGCAGTTTTATCAGCTATTGGTGAATCCGATAACATTACCCAATCGCATGAAGCAAGAAGTCTATCTCTTTTACTTCTTAAATCAGCCATAGCTCTATCGAATGCACCTGCATTCCAAGCAATTTCCTCAGCTTGTCTTTGTGCGATTTCTTCTGCTGTTAAAGGTACTTGTATTCCATTTACTAATTTGTGCATAATGTTCTCCTTTTATATTAATTAACTCCGAATAGCAATATCTCTCCACTATCAATATTATCGCTTATTCCTACTCCATATTCTCCATTAAATCTAACTGCATCAACAGCACTTGTAGAATTTATATAACCCCCATAATGTTGAATCCATGAAGCTGGGTAATCATGCATATATTGAGCTGACATTAAAAAATGCTTTACATAAGTTGTACTGCTAGGATTAAATAAGTGCATAAAACCAGAAACAGAAGCATCATTATTATTAGACATATTTTGAGCTATAAATTGATTTGCTGTAGATTGTGCTAAATCTGAACCTGCCTCATAAAGAATACTAGCAAAATCATCATTCTCAGCATGTCTTGCATAAAAAGCTGAAGTAGTTTTTACAGCATTATAATTACTTCCACCATCTGTGCTAAAATTTACTTTTATATCTGGTTCACTATTTGAATTAGGGTGCAGATTAACAAAGTAAAAAATGTATTCTTTGTAAGAAGTAAAATCTACTCCACCAGAACCATCAACAAATTCTACACTAGATACAGGAGTTGAAATTGTTTGTTTTGCAAGGAATATTAAATTACCACCAAAACCAGATGCCATTGAGCCATTGTCAAATATTGTTGTGCCATTAGATATTAGTGCCATTATTTTACTCCATACATTTTAATTATGCCATCATCTATGTTTCCACTAGACATTTGGAATCTTACTGCATTTATTGCAGATGTAGTATTACCATATCCAGCAGAATATGCGTTATAAGTATAATTATTAATTTGACCAATATTTGTATTAGCAATAAAATGTTTTACGTATGTAGTAGATGCTGGATTAAATAATTGTAATGAACCACTACATGATTGGTCAGCATCATTTCCAACCTCATGAGCAATAGGTTGAAATGCAGTAGATTGTGCCAAATCTTGAGTAACATTGTATTCAAGATATGTATTAGTACCACTTTCATTATGACCACTATAAAAAAAAGAACTAGTTTTAGTTACATTATAGTTTGAACCACTATCTGTACTCATATTAAATTCAAATTGTACGTTATCTGTTGCTGGGTGTATATTGTAAAATTTAAACACATAAGAATCATAAGTTGAATCTATCCCAGATGTAAATGAAATATTTGCACTTGAACTTGCAGTTTGAGTAGAAAGTAATATTAAACTTCCTGTTGGTACTCCAGAATCTAAAGCACCATTGTTTATTAATGTTGTTCCACCTGATACTACTGCCATGAATAAACTCCTAGTTTATGAATTTCTTTATACGAATGTAATGAGTGTAAAGCCATTTTAACTGTCCTTTATTCCATATAGTTTTATTGTGCCAGAATCCATATTGCCAGATGATATTCTAAAAATAATTGCATTTATTGGAGATGTAGTATTTCCATAACCAGCCGTAAACCAATTAACACTTGCTGGATAACTAGCATTATGACTCATATTAACATTAGAAATCCAATGCTTTACATATGTACTGGAACTAGGATTAAATAATATTAAATGACCTGACATACTATCATCATTATTATTACCTTGATTTTCACAAAGAGGTTGATAAGCTGTTGATTGTGCTAAATCATTGTAAGTATTATATCCAAAATCTGTTACATCACTTTCATAATGGAATGGTCTAAAAGCAGTAGATGTTTTAACTACATTATAATTACTGCCACCATCTGTACTTAAATTAAATTCTGTTAAAAAACCATTTGTTTGAGGGTGTATATTAATAAACTCAAACTTATAAATTGGATAGGTGCTATCTATTCCACTTGTAAATGATATTGAAGCTGAACTTGATGCTGTTTGTTCGGATAATAAAACTAATCCACCTAAGCCAACACTAAATGCACCATTATCTAAAATCGTAGTGCCATTGGAGATAAAAGCCATGTTAAATCTCCTCTAGTTTAAACTTATATTTCTTGCCTGATTTGTTATTAACAATAAATAAATCTTCAGCACCTTCTTGGATAGTCCAATTACCTTTAGTGCCATCTACAGAATTACCTTGTTCTTTTGCTTCGTTAGATAAATGTAAATCCCCTGTGTATATGTTTCTCCAAACAAAAGATGATGAACCTAAATCAAGCGAATCATTAGTATCTGGAATTATATTTGTGCTTACAGCAGTTAAATCTACAGCACCACCAACTAAAGCACCACCATCTATTATTTTAACTCCATTCCCCATTCGAAGAACAGTTACATTAGCATCCCCAAGTGTAATCTCATTGGTAGCTGTTGCAGATGAAGGTTCTGCGTTAAACCCTAATAAAGTTAAGTTTGAACCTGTGGTTACTGTAAAACCAGCTGATTGACCTAATGCTGTATTTTGAGTTCCTGTTGTGTTTAAAACTAAAGCATCTCTACCAACTGCTGTATTATTAGATGCTGTAGTGTTGCATTTTAATGAATCTCTACCTACTGCTGTGTTACAAATTCCTGTCGTATTAGCAAAAAGTGAATTGACACCTACTGCGGTGTTGTCGTTAGCTGTGGTGTTGTTTTCTAAAGCACTTCTACCCAATGCTGTATTTAAAGTACCTGTTGTATTAGAGGATAAAGCAAAAGTACCTACTGCTGTGTTGTTGTCAGCTGTCGTATTACTCACTAAAGAATTATAACCTACAGCGACATTATTTACACCACTTGTATTATTATTTAATGATTGATAACCAATAGATGTATTACAACCACCTGTTAAATTATTAATAAGTGAAGATACTCCTAAAGCAGTATTAGCTATTCCTGTTGTATTAGAACGTAAACTAGAAGAACCTAGTGCTGTATTCAATATACCTGTTGTATTAGCTTGTAAAGAACAGAATCCAACTGCTGTGTTGTCATTAGCTGTAGTGTTACTTCTTAAAGAACAAAATCCAACTGCTATATTGTTAGCACCTGTTGTGTTAAAACATAAAGCATATGAGCCTAATGCTACGTTCTTATCTGCTGTAGTGTTATCATTTAATGCAAAAGTACCTATTGCTGTGTTTAAACAACCTGTTGTGTTAGCTGCTAAAGCTCTGTCTCCAAGAGAAGCATTAAAATTTCCTGTCGTATTAAATTTTAAAGAACAGAATCCAACTGCTGTGTTATTATTACCTGTCGTATTAGCACAAAGTGAATGAAGACCTAATGCTACATTGGAAGCACCTGTTGTATTAGCACGAAGTGATTGATGACCTACTGCTGTGTTGTTTGATGCTGTCGTATTAGAATAAAGTGATTCATAACCTATTGCTGTATTGGAACTAGCTGTGTTAGTAAATAAACTTCTAAATCCTAAAGCTGTATTATTTGTACCTGTTGTATTAGCACAAAGTGATTGATAACCTACTGCTGTGTTGTTAGGGGCTGTCGTATTAGAATAAAGTGATTGAAAACCAACTGCGGTGTTACTTGCACCTGTTGTATTATAAAGTGAAGCATAACCAACTGCTGTGTTGTTATCGGCTGTGGTGTTTAGTCTTAAAGCATTTCTTCCTAACGCTGTGTTGTAACAACCTGTTGTATTTGATAATAATGATGCTACACCTAAAGCAGCATTTTCATCACCATCTGTATTATTTTGTAAAGAAAATAAACCTACAGCTGTATTATCTACACCTGTCGTATTAGCACACATTGTTTCAACACCAACTGCTGTGTTTTGGTAACCTGTTGTGTTTAAATGTAATGCACATCTACCAATTGCTGTATTAAAACTAGCTGTTGAATTATTTTTAAGTGCTTCTTCTCCTATAGCAGTATTAGAAAAACCTGTAGTATTTACTTTTAATGCTTCTCTACCAACAGCGATGTTATTAGAACCTGTCGTATTAGAAAGTAAAGCATCTCTACCTACTGCTACGTTTTGTATACCTGTAGTATTAGCAAAAAGTGATTGATAACCTACTGCTGTGTTGCTGGAAGCTGTCGTATTAGCATTAAGTGAACAGAAACCAATTGCAGTATTGTTTGCACCTGTTGTGTTGCTTTGTAAAGCACTTCTACCTACTGATGTGTTAAAACTAGCTGTTGTGTTGTCTCTTAAAGCATTTAAACCTACAGCTACATTACAATCACCTGTAGTATTAGAAAAAAGTGATTGATAACCTAATCCTGTGTTACTTTCACCTGTAGTATTAGAACAAAGTGAATAGAAACCTAATCCTGTGTTAAAACACCCTGTCGTATTAGTACAAAGTGACCGATAACCCAATGCTGTGTTAGCTACACCTGTCGTATTAGCAGAAAGTGATTGAAAACCTAATGCTACATGCTGATAACCTGTCGTATTAGAATAAAGTGAACAGAAACCTACTGCTGTATTATTAGAAGCTGTGGTGTTAGCATTTAGTGCTAATGAACCTACTGCTGTATTTTGTGTACCTGTCGTATTAACAAACATAGCACAAGTTCCTATAGCCACATTACTATTAGCTGTAGTGTTAGCTGTTAAAGCACTTGAACCTATTGCTATATTTCCTATACCTGTAGTGTTTGCATCTAAAGCTCTACGACCAACAGCTACCAAATCATATCCTGTCGTATTAGCATGTAAAGAACATAGTCCTACTGCTGTGTTACTGGCACCTGTTGTGTTATTATATAAAGATTGAAAACCTACTGCTGTATTTTCTGAAGCTGTTGTGTTTAATTGTAAAGAGCCTCTACCTAATGCTGTGTTGTTACCACCTGTTGTGTTAGCACATAAAGAACTAAATCCTAATGCTGTGTTATTATCTGCTCCTATATTATTTGATAAAGAATAGCCACCAATAGCTGTATTTTGTAATCCTGTAGTGTTATCAAAAAGAGTTCCATATCCCACCCCTACGTTACAATTACCTGTAGTGTTTACTCTAAGTGATGAACCACCGATTGCAGTATTAAGACCACCAGAAGTATTTGCACCTAAAGCATCATCTCCGATTGCTATATTATTGTTACCACTTAAACTTCCATCATCTAAAGCACCATCTCCTAAAGCAACATTGTTTATTCCTACAGGATAATTACCATCTAGTTTGATTGTGCCACCATCTACTGTTAAGCTACCAGTTACATTAATATCACCTGTGCCTGTAATATCGTTTGAGTTTAAATCTAAATTTCCACCAAGTTGAG